TTGATCTGTATTATAACTCCCCACGCTCCTCATGGTGTAAGTGTGTGCAAATTCTGCTACTGTCCACCCCTCGAACCTTTCTTTAACAAGATTAGACGAGTTGTAAGATATGCATTGAGGACCGATGAAACGATCGCAATCAGCAGCAAAGGTATCATGATCGAAGCACTTGTGCATACTACCTCGCCTGCCGTACAAGTTAGATTTAATATCGTAGGGTGGGTCGAGGTAAGTGAAGGTATCTCGATCGTCGGTGAGGAGCTTTTCATAAGATAGGTTGGTAATTTTCCAGTCCTTAATCATCAAGGAGAAGTCAGGGAGTCTATCAATTCCACGCATTGAGAAATTGCTTTCTGACGCTTGCTTGGAGAAGCTTGAGGATTCAGTGAGACCAGAAAAAGAGCACTTGTTAATAACGTAAAAAGCAACAGCGCGAGATAGATTGGATGTATCACTTTGCGTTCCATTTAAGTAGTCCTTTGATTGCTCGAACAACACTCTTGCTGATGTTGGATCACAGTGACGATACTTGAGTTGAACAAGTTGGTCACGCATCTCTTTCCCATGATCTCTCAACTCACACCAGAAGTTGTAGAGTGGTTCATACAAATCGTTGATCCAGATATCTACTTTGGGATAGCGTTTTGCCACTTCGATGGCCACGCTACCACCACCTATAAATGGTTCACGATACTCCGTTACCTGGGAAAGGTCGGGGAGGAATCGGAACAGGTTTGTCAGTGCTCTCGACTTGCCCCCTGGATAGCGAAGGGGAGTCTTCAGGGATTTCATAGTCTGGGGCATTATATTTAAGGTATTCCCAAAAGGTCAATTTCATTTCTTTATTTGTCATACCACAGTGTTTAGCTGCAGCAGGCAAGTTCATTGTAGCACGAAACAAACCATCGTTTGCCTCACCTACATTTTCAGGTGTCGTCTTCCTCATCGATCTCTCCAGCAAATTCAAATTCTTCGATGCAATCAGCAGATACTTCATGTTCACCTGCTACCAGATACCAGTGGTGTCCTGCTCGTTCACCAAGATACTTCATCTGATCCTCATCAAATACGTGTTCACGCATTGCGGCTTGGATCTTCAGATGAATAAGTTCTTCTTGAGTAGGTACTTTCATCACAGAACCAATTGCTTTTTAGGAGTGATAACTGTAGAGAACAGTCCTTCATACTGTTCAGTAATTTGTGGGTTTGCATCCACAATATACACAGTATAGTCTTTAGGAACAGTGAATTGAGTTTCTTCTTCTGCCAGAGGAGACCAGGGAGCAAACCCAAGTTGTCCTTGTCCTTGAGGAACTGCTACCAAAGCATTTCCAATAGTGATTTCGGTGTCAGTTTCGCTGACCAGATCACAGATCACGTCCTCACCAGAACGAAAGCGCACAAGTTTAGTGTTCATTGATTTTCTTTAGATGTTGTTTCCACGGGACAGAATGTTGTCCCCTACTTCTATTATAAAATAGGAATGCGTTAGCATGATACTGACCCCTAAAAGGATCACGACCATGTTCTGCCGTCATACCATTGTATATCATTGCATCCCCTGGTGTCAAGGTAACGTAATGTTTTTTTCCTTCTGGATCTCTAACCCATATATCCCATAGCTCATCAGACTTTAGATGAACTGTGATTGCTATTTCACTTTCATCTCTATCTATGTGTGGTCGAAGAATATTACCATTGTAATACACCCTACTATAGCAGTATGTTGGTAACACCTTCTCACCTAGGATCATATTTACTTCGTTAGTCTTGGCTACCAACAGTTCTAGGAAAGAAATGTAACCAAAACTATGACGATTGCCTCGTTCATTCAAGTCAACGTGCAGGTCACAGTAGTCAATATATTCTTTTCCTAGTGCTTCCGCTTCTTCTGGATCTATAAATCCACGAAGAACTTTATAGTTATTATTTAAACTCACAGCTCATCATTACCTCGGTTAAACATGCCAGTAGATTGATCTCTTGGTCAGCAACGAAAGCAATCTGATACTGATACTTTGCCAGAATCAAAACTGCTTCTGGGATAGATGCTCCCTTGAGATTCTCGTACAAGCAATCATAGATCTTACGGATGACAATGTTAGGATCATTGTCAATGTTTTCCACAACCCACTTACGAACAGTAGTAAACTCCTTGTTCTTCATGGCCCTGACCAGATCGTTGACAGACACGTCAGCAATGTCAACCAAGATAGATGCATCGATCTTACCAGTAGCAGCATGACGCTGACACTCATTGATCAGACGACGCCAGTCAGGATAGTAGCGTTGAATCAACTTGACAAGAATCTTGTCGTCACACTCAACTTCATTCTCCTTCAGGATCTGCTTGAGACGCTTGAAGAACTGACCCTGCAGTTCCATTTTTGCCTCGTTCTTGACTCGGAAGTCCACCACCGTGCAGCGTGAGTGCAGCGGTTCGATGATCTTGTTCGGGAAGTTGCAGGTAAAGATAAAACGACAGTTGGTGTGGAACTCCTCCACCGCCGCCCTCAAGGACAGTTGGACATCGTTAGTGGTGTTGTCTGCCTCATCGATGATAACGACCTTGTGGGGCGCTCCAGAGGTCAATGAGACGGTGCTAGCAAACTGCTTGACCTTGTTCCTCACGGTATCCAGAAAACGTCCCTCATCGGATCCGTTGATCACGATGTAAGAAGCACCAAGCTCTTCACACACAGCCCTGGCAACAGTCGTCTTGCCAACACCAGCAGTTCCTGCTAGCAACAGGTTGGGGATTTCACCCTTCTCAAGGAATGCCTGAAAAGAATCCTTGATATTCTTGGGCAGGATACAGTCCTGCAGTTGGTGAGGACGATACTCTTCAACCCAAAGGAATTTTTTATTCATCATTGTGTAGTTCTACAGGCTCAAAAATTTCATCCATAGATCCAGTGTTGAACACGGACTCTGGATGATTCATAATACTACCACGCATATACCGCCCCAGTCCAGGAGACTTCACAGTATAGAACATGGTTTTTTTCTTTCGTTTGCACCACTCGATAGCAAAAAGCAATGCAGTTCCATCAATCACACCACTGTTAAAATCAGCAGTGAGTGTGACAAAAGAATTTTGTTCCGTCATCAGGAATCCAACCTTGTCTGGTCTCATCCAATCTGGTAGTGTCCAGTCTTTCAACCAGGCACAACCATAATTATCACAGATTGGAGGCCGTGATAGATCATCATAGATGCCACAACCATCTTCAACAACATGTGGACACGGGTGTTCTGGATATACTTTGTGTTCGTTGATATTAACTGTTAAAGTTCCACGACAACACAAAGTACACCCATCGCATTTTTTTATATTCATCAGGGTTCAAGACCAATATAGTATTTGAGATCAATACTCTGGTGAATCCACTCCGTGATACCTTGTGAGGTAACACTTACCTTATAGTTGCCTGGGTGCAAACGAAGATTCTCAACTTTCATCGTGAGATCAAACACACCAGTGGTTTCACCTGCCACAGTCTGACTGTATACATTACCAGTGTCATTCTCTTTGTCACACAGATCAAGATTGATAGTGCCATCATCGAGAGTTCGGAATGCAAGATCAGGTAGATCATACACAGCAGATGCTTTCTGAAGTGCAACCAGATCTTCATACTTTAGCATGAAACTAAAGTCAGCCTCGGGAAACTTCACACTAGTTTCAGGAGCAGACTTCAAAGTAATCTCTGGAGCAGAGAAATAATACTTTGCGGAACGACCGTTGCCACGAATGGTAACATACGTTTCGTTATCAAACTGCAGTGCAGCATCGTCAAACAATGACAGACCAGCAAGGAACTGGTTCAGATCATAGATGCCAAAAGTTTGAGGGAAGGTTTCTTCGCTTTTGTATTCCGCAACAGCATTCTGACCAACGCTGATAGTCTTCAGCACAGTGCCTTCCCGAATCAGAATAGAACTATTGATTGTGCAAAAGTTCTTGAGAATGTCGCGAGTTTGTTTGGAAAGGATTACTGTGCTCATTGATTGTAGGGTTCGGTAACGTTGGTTTTGTCAGAGAAGTGGAGAAGTAGAAGGCCATAGTGCAGGATCTTAATAATGTCCCGCCGTGCAGTGCCCTTCTTATCGTAGCGAGAAGCATACTTCAGGATGTTGCTGCGGCAAAATGCTTCAGCATCGCCAACAGATTCGATCAGATCTAGTGTCTGAATCTTATCGTTACCAGCAGAGTAGTGTTGTCCATAAGTGCTGGCAACATAGTCACGCAACTCGTCCAAGAGTTGTTCTTCATTATATTTGAAATTCATTTATCCCAGATAAAGTCAATGTCATCATGATAGCATTCAATGATGTCACCGTCAATCTGTCTTACGAACAGTTTGAGGTTTTGTCCACCAAGAATTTTAACGGTCTGCCCGTCTTTGAGACGGGCAAGGTGACCTACGTATCCGTGAAACTCAAGCGTCGGTTTCTTCATTAGCGTTCTCATCGATTTTGTCGTAGAGTTCAATAAAGGAAGTCTTGGTCTCGTCATCGAAACGATTGACGCAGACTTCAATTGCCTTCATGCGCTTACCGAAGATCGAGAAAGCACGGACAATGTGGGTAAGACGACGAGTAGAGATGACTTCATCAATACCACCGTCATTGAAAGTCTTGCGAATGACTTCTGCCCAGGTAGCAAGTTTACCACAGAACTCCTCATCTTGGCAACCCAGTTGTTCAGAAAGTTTCTCAAGGATCTTGGTCTCAACAGCAGGAGTCGGATACTCTTGCTCGAAGGTCAGTGCGAAACGCTCAAGGAATGCTTCGTTCAGAACGTTGGTGCCGATGAAGCGACCATCAT